CTGTAACTGTATGATTAGCATCAGCTGTAATAGTTAAAGTACCTGTGCCTAAAGATACTGCATTTGGTGTTAAATTTTCTGTAACTGCATCTGCAATAACACCCACACTACCAATTGTAATAGATAAACTATTACCTGTTAAGGCTACTGATACATCTGAATCGGGTCCTGATGTAGCAAATGGTAATGCTGATATTGCGTCAAATCCTAAACTCATAAATAATCCTTAAAAGGAGGCAGTAGGTATGTGGTGGTGTACTGCCCCCATCTAAAGATTATATACTATATTTTTATAGTATCAACTCCGTTAATCGAATATTTGATCCTATAGAACCTTTATAGAAAGTATTAAAAGCTAGACTTATTCTTGTATTATTACCTTGTTTAGTTTCTACTTGATGAGTAGTTGATGATGGAAACATAAATAAATTACCTGTTTCAACAGGAAAAAACCAAGTGCTAGAGTTCCATAAATTAAATTTTTCTTTATCAGTTTCTGGAGATATTTGTTGGTAACCTTTACTATGACTAAAAAGTATTTTATCATTTTTTATATCTGAATCAAAATAAAGCACGCCAGATACCACTGAATTAGGATGTTCGTGTTTATGATGATATTGATTTGCTTCTGTATAATTTAACCACGATTGAGTTATATATAGTTCTATATTATTTTTAGGACAAATAACGGTATCTAAATAATTTTTGCAATGTTTATCTAAAAAAATTTTTATGTTTTTAAATTCTTTTCTATTTAATATATAACTATCTTTTGTATTAATATTGCCTTCATTATTACTACAATGTTTTTTTTGTTCTTTTACAAATTGTAGTTCTTGTTTAGTAAATCCTCTATCTATTTTTGTAGTATAAATAGGTGTTGGAAAAATATTATGGAGTATAGGTTCTTTCATTTAATATGCCCAATATACAAATTAATATCTTATTCCTTTTTTTACTTTTTTAACCAAATGTTGATATAAAAATACAGATGGAAATATTATTAAATCTCCAGCTTTAAATTTAATTTCATAATCATCAAACATAATAAATTCTCCACCTTCATAATTATCATTTAAAACAGCAACTATACTTAATATTGGAATGCCTCTTCTTTCTCCTTCAAATAAACTTTTAATATGATCACTATGTTTAGACATAATTTGATTTTTATTATATCTATTAAATCTTATTAAACTAAAACCTGTCCAACCATCAAAAGTTTCTTCACCAATTTTGTCAATAACAATGTATCTTTCTAAAGCTTTCCAAGTTAATTGATGAAGTTCTTTTATATAAGTAAGTTTATTTCCATAACATATATCAAGTTCTTTATCTCCATTTTTTGGTTTTGATTCAAATGTTTTTGGATTAGTAAAAGTGTGTTGTTGCCAAGTTTTATCTTTAGATAATTCTTTTATTGTTTTATTTAAAATATTATTAGGAATCCAATTGTCCAAATGAAGTATATAATCTTTTAAATTTTTCATTCTTTAAACTCGTACCAACCAGTTATAATATATTTATTTTCATTTATAGTAGTATGACCTTTATGGGTAAATGTCCATTCACTAGGCCAAATAACAGTTAATCCTTTTTGTGGTTTTACCTTTAATTTTTGATAATACCATTCTGTTTCTCCACCTTTTTTAATATCATTTAAATATGTCATCCAAACTAAATGTCTTATAGCTGTAGATGAATCTGTTTTTTCACAATGCCATCCGTGATATGCTTGTGATGGTTTATATTTTTGAATTCTAAAAGCAGGTTCTAAACCCCAAGTTGAAACTTGAGTATTACAAGACACATATTTTTTTTTATATAAATTTAAACATTCATTTAATTGTTTAAAATAATTAATTAATATTTTAGATTGAGGAATATCTCCGTCCCATAATAATAAATCAGTGCTATCTTTAATTTTTTTATCAATACCTTTTCCTATTTGACCTTTAGATTTATTTTTAGAATTTTTAAATAAAGTAATTAGATCATCACAAATAGATGAATCTGATAAATAATATTGATTTATAAAATTATTGCTTTCTTCCGACATACCACAAATTAAACTATATTAATTTTTATGACTTGTCAATAAGATCCCATTGTTTGGTATTATTATTCCAGTCGTAGTCTTGTCCATCATTTGGAAAAGCAACTGGTGCTTCCCATTGACAAGTTGTTTCATTCAAAAGCCAACTTTCAAAAGGTCTAGGTGGAATAAATGCATCTATAATTTGATCGTATGTATAATTAATACTTGCAAAGTTTTTTCTTAAACTTTTATCTACATATGTTTGTTTCCAAACATCGTTTGTTTTATATAAATTATTTAAAAAATCTACACCTGCTTGTTCTGTTATTGCAATACTATCGTGTACAATTTCAACCGATAAAACTTTATTTCCAATTCCTAGTTTTGCAAAATGTGCCATAATAATATCCTATACTGTGTAAGTTCCATTTCCTGTAAATTTAACAGTTGTTTTTCCTGTGCCACCTACATTAGTAGCTACTGTAGGACTACCTGTTGATACTGATGAATAATCTGCGTCAGGCATAGTTAAAATAACAACTCCGTCTCCACCTTTACCTGAATCATTAGTTGTGTGGATTGCACCTCCACCTCCACCTAGTCCATCAGTTCCATTTCCTGTAACATTATAACTACCAGCTCCACCACCACCAGAACCACCAGCACCTCCTCCTCCAGAACTGTCTACGGATCCACCTCCTCCTCCAGCATATGTTACTGAAGAACCTGTTATTGAATTTGCTAAACCATTACCACCAGCACCACCGGCATTATTTGAACCAGGTGATCCAACAGCGCCAGCTCCGCCACCACCAGAACCACCGTATTTTGGACCAGCTGTTGCTGGATTATTACTACCTCCATTATTACCTTGAGGTGATGTTCCAGCACCACCATTACCTCCATATCCAGAACCACCACCAGAACCACCAGCTCCACCTGGTTGTCCAGATGTACTTGCGTCGCCTCTACCACCTGCTCCACCACCGATAGCGGTTACTGTTGAAATTCCTGGCCCTGATATAGTGCTATTTGCTCCTTGATTTCCTACTCCAGATGAACCAGATATTGCTGCTCCACCTGCTCCTACTGTTACAGTAAGAACTGTACTACTATTTATAGTAAGGGCTGTTCCACCAAAATTAGTTAATAAACCACCGGCTCCAGCACCTCCAGAGTTACCACGGCCACCGCTTCCTCCACCGGCTACAGCTAAATATTCAATATCAACTGTTTGTGGTGTTTCCAAAGCAACTGCTCCGTCAGAATTAGGAATCCAACCTTTAGTTGATCCTGAATAAACAATATCTACTGATTCACCATTAGTGTCATATACAGGAACAGGAGTTGTGTTTCCTTGAAATTTTTCACTATTTAAATTTAAAGTTACTGCATTTGTAGCCCAGTTTCTCGCGTAGTCTGTAAAAACTATTTGATCACCTACAGAAGGTGAAGCTGGTAGTGTAAGAGTACAGGCATTAGAAGATGTGTCAATCCATATACCTTGATTAGCAGACACCGTGTGTGTAGCACCTGTTACAATAGTTGATTGCCATTGAATTCCACCTCCAATAAAAGTAGCACCTCCTGCAACAGTTACTGTATCTCCAGATTTACCGATAGTAATAGTATTAGCATTTTCGTTAATAATATTATTACCGTCTGTATCCTGAACTGTATTTACTTTTATAATACTACTCATTTAAATTCCATTGTTGTGCTTCTTCGTTCCAAATATAACCATCTGGTCTAGGATTTCCATTATTATCTGTTAATCCCTGCGTAAATGTTTCTGGTTTTTCTACAGGTGCTTCCCATATACAAGTAGTCTCATTTAATACCCAACTATTGTAAGGTTTAGGAGATATAAAAGCATCTCTATCTTCGTCATATGTATCTCCTATTGCTGCGTAATTTTTTCTAAAAGGTGTTCCACTTAATTTATGAACATTCCCTATCGTATTATAAGAAGTCTGTTTCCATATTGACCATCCTGTAAGTTTAGTTAAAAAGTCAATTCCAATATTTTCTTGTTCAACACCATTAGCATCTTTTAATTCATTATTGTGGACAGATAATATTTCTATTACTTTACTGTTTAATCCTATTTTTGCAAAACTAGCCATTATGTTGTGTAGCTCCCTGTACCTGTAAATGTTAAAACTGTTTTACCTGAAACTCC